AAGCAAGTGAGTACTACGAAACTTTTTATAGAGGTAAGAAAGAATACAATGGTTATAGATGTATTCGTAAAGACTTGATAGTAACACCTTTAGGAGAGTGAACTATGCTAGATTATATATTAGTAATTTATTTAAACTTAGAACCCCAATATATTGGTACATTTCAAGATTGTCAAACAGCTCATGAGTTTGTAACAGAAAGATATGCAGAGTTTGATAGTAGTTGTTTACATAGAGACTATATTAATTTACCTTTAAACCTACAAGAAAGCTTTTATATGCGTGATTTTAGAGGTGTTTTTGTACACTGGGAAAATAAATGAATATTACATTACATTGGATATGTGGTATAGGCTTTGGTCTAGAGTTTACTACTAATACTATTAATGATATGAGTATAGGTTATTGTTTAATTGATGTAGGTGTTGTACGAGTACAGTTAGCTTGGTATATAGATTAACGTAAACCTGCTGCTCGTTCTGCTTCTCTACGAAGACGAGCTTTTTCTTTAAGTTGTCTACGTCTATCTTCTTTTACTTGTCCTTCATAACCTTTTAATTTTACATCAATTTGTCTAGCAAACCATTTACCATCAACATCTCCAGAAGTAGCTATTGCTGATACTTGAGGTATAGTACTTACTAATTTTTTACCTATGTCAACAACTATTTGACTAGCTGGATCATCTGTATAATAAACTGGTTGTCCATTGTAATATGTTTGATTTAAAGCTATTTCACCCAGTAACATTGCTGCAGGATTAACTGTAAGTAAGTTTTGCTGTAGTGCTTTCATATCTTTAGTTCCATCAGTAACATAACCTAATGTTTGTAGTATATGAAGGAATCCTGCTCGTCTCATAACAGCAGAATTATCACCAAAAATATTACTAAAGATATAATCCATCATAGGGTATATTACATACAAAGCTGAAGCCATTGCTAAAGCAGAATCCATACCATCCATAATTTGTTTTTGAGCTGTTCTAGAACCTCTAATATCTTTAGAACCATACAAGTCTTTAACAGTATTCATTGCAGATTTAATCATGCCATGTTTATATCGTGCAAAAATAACAATGTTAGGATTTTGTAATGTTTTAGACAAACTTCTAGCCATACTAGAACCTAACTCAGCATTTCCAACTAATTTTCCTAAGAGTCTTAAAGGTTTTTCTCCTATTCTAGTAGGCAAACGATAAGTTGGCATGTGTTGTTCTACTCTAAACACAGCTTCTTTCATGTCTATATTGTCTTTTCGCATCTTTTCTTTAATTAACTGTACAAATAGTATATCTCGTACTTGCCACATTGCTAAATTAGAATGGTCAGATATAGCTGAATAAACTTCAGCTAAAGACCTACCAGTAAGGTTAGCATAGCCTTTTAAATCTTTAGGAGGAAATACAGATTTAGTAGTATCTCGTAAGATTTTATCCATATATAATGTATTAGATATATTAGTACCCATCATAGATGAATTTTCTTTAAGCAACTTTTTATAAAAATCACTACGTCCTAGTACATCTTGAGTAGCTTCGATCATTTCTTTTCTAAAAGAAGCAATTGATCTAGGATCAAAAGTACGCATCATACCTCTAGATAGATACCAGTGAATTAACTCATTGTGCATGTGAGGTAAAGAGTTAAGCATCATATTTTTAACCATAGCATTAGAAACTATAGTAAAATAGCTATCTTTACGAGTTCTAAAAGCATCTTCTAATATTTCAGCAGTCTTAACTTTAAATTTATGCTGTCTTAAAGGCTCATTAATACGTCCTATATCTTCAGCAATAACTTTAAAGTCGTCAGAAGCTATAGCTGTTTTAGTTGTAGGTTGGAAAACTTCTTGTTTTATAAATGGAGATTCCATTATTGAATTATTATATTCATATAATCGAATATCTTGAGCCATTTCATTAAGTCGAATTAACTCTGAAGCAAGGGGATCAACATGCTTAATATATCCTGAAGCATCTTCTAGCTCTTTAGCAGTAGCTTCTTTAATAGTATACTGCCCTAGTTTTTGTCCAGAGCCATCTGTTTTAGCTACTTTTTGTAAATCACTTAGTTCTTTATTAATTGGAAATGCTGCACGTCCTTCTTTGTTTTTAAAAGAAGTCCATGTAGAAATAGTAGCACCATTATTTGTATAACCAAAAGGAGTACGCTTACCATTTTTATCAACAGCTACAAAGTATTCTCTTGCTCCTGATGCTCCTGAACGAACTTCTCTTGCATAAGGATCTTGAATTCTTGCTCGATCTCCTGTTAACATTTCTTTAATTGATTTTTTAGGACGTTCTCTCATACGAGAAAGAAAGTTAAACCCTTTTTCAAATTTAACAGGACGTTCAAGTAAGCCATACTTTTGCATTTTTTTAGCAAATTGTTTATGTAATTTACCTAAAGGTTGAAAAGTATTTTTATAAATCTTCATTTCTTTAGGAGTTAATTTAGGACGAGCATATCCTATTTTAGGATGCCATTCATAGTAATCTCTAATTTTATATAAAGATTCAATACCTTTTGAACCTTGTAAGGGTATTCCTAAATCATTTCTAACAGAGCGTAATATACGAATAGAATGGGTTTCATCAATTTTACTAGCATTTTTTACAGTCATTTCTGTAGCTTCAATTAATTCTTTTTCATTTTCAATTTTCTTTAATGTTTTATTAAGAGAATCTCGTTTCTTTTCAACGATGTAGTCATTAACTAATTGAGTAGGATCAGAAAGATCTTTAGTTAAGAGGGGTGCTTTTTCAATACCTGAAATAAATCCAAAACGTTTGTTATTAAAATCATTTCGTTCTTTAGTAACGTCATACTTTTCACCTAAAGGACCTACCATTTCTTCTTTTTTTCTAATAGTTTCTTTAGCTATAGCTTTATCACTAAGACCAGTAGCTCTTTCACTTATTACTTTAGGTACTCTAGCTTTTAATAAAAGTAGTTCTGAGGCTGCAAGGGTAGCTTCACTAGGTATACCTGTTAGTCCTTCAATAGCTTCAGAAGAAGCTTGAAGTTTTTCACCAAGTAATGCAAACCCTTTCATAACAGTAGTATCTTCTACTGCGTTATTTTGATAATTTTTAAACTGTTCCCAAGAGTCTCGTTGTCCTATAGCTTCATAGTATTCATCTAAAGCTTTAATAGGTAAATTAGAAAAGGTAGCACCTTCCATCCACCCTTCCCATTTTTTTGCTTTTTCTCTCCATAGCTTTTTAGTAGGAGTTTCTGACTTAGACTTAATAAAAGCATCGACTTCTTGTCTAGTATACCCTGCATTTAAAGCTCCTTCTACATCAAATGTACCTTTTAATGTTGATGTAGTTAACTCTTTTATACGAGTTCTATCAGCATCCGTAATTGGATTTAATCCAGATAGTCTATCAGGTAAAAAACTAAATAATTGTTTACGAACTAATTGGTTTTTTTCTGCAGCTTGTCGAACAGTACCTAAAATTCCGTCACTAAGAGTACCCCCTGCTGTAAGAATAAGCTTAACTAATTCATCAACAGCCACACCTATAGCAAATCCCTCTTGTAGCATATCTTCAGCAAACATTTTAGCTGACTCTGCTACAGTATTAGTAGGAGAAACACTAAGGGAAGGAGATTTTTCTAATGTTTTTGTTTTTAAAAACTCAACAATTTCTTCTTGACTATAACCAGCTTTTTTTGCACCTTCATAATCAAAGTTTTTATAGGTAACGTCTACCATTAGTCTTTTAAAAAATCTTCTAAACTTGGTTTATTTGCAGGTTGTGTAGATGTTACTGGAGTCTCTGTAGCAACACTAGAAGACATAACATTTACAGGTTGTGCAGTTAATCCTCTTTGAACTTCTAAATCTCTAATTCCTTTTAATGCCATTGCTTCTCTTTTAGTTTTTTTAGGTATAAAATAATCATTAAAAGCTTCCATATTAAGTTTATTACCTGTAAACCAAAACTCTTTATCTATAACATGAGCATTTAAAAAGTTTTGAGTTTCTGTCCAAGCATCAAATGGGGTATATAAAGGTACTGTTCCATATTTAGTTTCAGCAGTAGCTCCAGCAAATTCATTAAATATTTGTAATGCTTGGCTAGTTAAACCTTTTATATCAGATATATCATTACGCTCTGCAAAACTAGCTATTGCTTGTCCATAAGGTTTTAAAGGATCAAAACTTGCATAACTTTGAGTTAGCAATGTTTTATTGTCTGATCTTGCTTTTTCAAGTCCATCTTGTATTTCTTTTTCTATTTTTAATACATTAGCATCTACTGCTTTTTGTTTTAAATCACCATAGTAAGCAGCTTTAATATCTAGTTCTTCAGAAGCAATTGCAGCTTCTTGTGCTTTTTGTAATGCCATCATAGATTCATTAGTATACCCTTTAGCTGACAATTTCTCATATAATTTATTATATATAGCAGCAGGAGGAGTTCCAGTAGGTGAGTCTGATTGTGTTTCTTTTATAATTTGTTCAATATCTTTAGCTTTCATAAGTGTTTCATCTTCTAAACCAAGTAGACTACTACCAGCACGAATTGCCCCAGCTCCTAGTTTAGAAAAACCAGCACCTATTGCTCCATAACCTTGAGGCATTAATTGACCAAAGTTTAAAGCTTCTCCAGTGTCAGTAGCTTGTTGTTGTCTTCTTATTTCATCTGAAGACAATCCAAATAATCCACCTACAATATCTTTTGCCATTATACTCTACTCCTTAAATGAGGTGATCCTGCAAAACCAGAAGAAGCAGGCATAAATGTTCCACCACCCGTATACCCACCACTACTAAATGGATTAGACATGTTACTCCAATTAGGTATTGACATAGCTTGTCCTAGTAAATTAGTAAACATACCAGCGTTAGCTAAAGAAGCGTTCAATCTTGTATTTGCAGCTTGACCATATCCTTGAGCTTGAGCTACTCGTCCTGACTGTGCAGCAGTACCTAAGTCTGCTCCTAATTGTAAAGGTATGATACCCATTTGTTCTACACTACTAGCCATATCAAGTAAACTACCAGACTGTGTAATAGGTTGCATACGCATTTCTCTACCTAAACCAAAGAGACCAGTACCCATTGATATATCTTGTTGTTGTAGTTGTCTAGCTCTATCCTCAGCAGTTGATGCTAAGTTTAAATTAGCCATCTCTCTTGCTAGTGAAGCACCATATTGTTCAGGATTAACATAACCACCTGTACCTAAAGATACTCCTAAACCACCTCTACCTGTTCCATAAAGGCTCTCTCTTAAACGAATGTCTTCCATTGTTCGTTCTGGTTGTAAAAGTCGTAACTGTTGATTATAATAATCTTGAGCTGCAGTGCCTATATCAGTTTCTGCACCACGTCTAAATATATCTGCTCCTGTTTGAGATATATCACTAAACAGCCTTTGTTCTTGTCCTGAAGGTTGAAAACCTAAAGCTTGATTATAAAAGTAATCTCTAAAAGTTTGTAGCTCTGGACTAAGTTCATAACTTACAGTATCAGGACCAAAAGCAACATCACCATAAAATGATCCCTCTACATCATAAGGTTTATACTTAGCCATATCAGCAGCACGTCTTTGTTCTTCTGCTGCCCTTTTAGCTGCCTTAGTTGTTCCTGTTATACTTCCTATTAGTGATCCCATTAGATTACCTCTTTTTCAAATATATAGCCTACTAGTTTAAAATTATATTTCTTTACAAATGCTTTATAACTCTTACGTGAAGTACCACCTAAAATTGTTTTACATCCTAACTGTTTAGCAAATTTGTTCATATACTTATCCCAATACTCTCCATCACCATAGACATTAATACAAACAAACTTATCTCCATCTATTTTCCAACTCATAAACCCATGTTCATTTTCTATTAAGTTGGTTGTATCTACATATTCACTTCTAGACTTTTCTAAAAATCGTTGTATATCTTTATCTTGCATTAAGCTTTCATAATGTAACAAAGTGCATAGTATGGGGGTAAGTTTTTATTAGTACCATCTTCACCAGTCAATGGGTTTACTGTTACACTTATTCCTGTTGTTGCAGAAGCTGTTGTTTGATTAACAGCTCCACCAGGAAGAGTGTTGGGGTTTCCTCCTCCTGCATCATATAATAATCTATTACTATAACTCCAGCCATGTTGGTGTCCTGGATCTGTTACACTAGCAGTATGAGTATGGTTTACTGCTACAGCATCTGCACTACCACCAGTATCTCCTACATTATAAGTATCAGTAGCACCTACAACAAACCTATTTCTTAAATCTGGAGTACTATTACTACCATCACATAATAACCATCCACTAGGAATTGCGCCTGAAGAACCTGACCAAATAATAATACCACCTGATGGAAAACCATTGTTTACTGCTGTAGTTACAAAAGCAGTTGTAGCTATTTGTGTTGTATTTGTACCTGCTGTTGCGGTAGGAGCTGTAGGAGTACCTGATAATGCAGCAGATAAACTGTTAGCTTTACTATTTACAGCTGTTTGTAAGTTATTAAATTCAGTATCAAACTCTGAACCTTTAATAATCTTTCCAGCATCTGTATCTGGTAAAGAATCCTTTGCTAAAAAGTTAGTGGCTTTAGTATATGCTGTCATTATATTGTTTTCCCTGTTTTAAGATATACATCTATTTTCTGAACACTTAATGCTTCGTTATTAATTGTGGATTTAACTCCAAATTGTAAAACTTTTCCTGATCCTGTTAAAGGTACTCTTAAATCTTGAACACCTAATCCTACAGTATTATACTTATCTATATTATATTTATATGTCATATTGTATCTAGATAAAGTAGTTGTACCAAAATCTCTATTAATAATTTGTGAATTAAGATTAAGTGTATAATCATAACCCCATTGAAATGTAAAGTCTTGATTTCCTGTACCTATAACTGTAAGTTCAGCAGTCTTTAACATTTTATTAGTAGTAGGTGCTTGTATATCAGAAGCAGCTGTTAAATACTCAAAGTCATAAGTAGCTGTATTATCTAAATAACCTGAGTATTCTGCTATACCATTAGGTACACCTAACAATAGTTTTCTATCTTCTGTATTGCAAAAAGCATTAAATAATGTTCCAGAAGTTGTTCTCCATATTGAAGCCCTAGCTGCTCCATTAGGTAAAGCCGACCTCATATCAAAATAAATCATAATACGAGAACCTGGAAATGTTATTAAATAAAACGCATCATTTTCATAATAAACACTTCTAATGTTATTAAGTGTTTCTACTGATAAATATCCAGATAAATCATCTTTAATATTAAGAGACAATTCTCTCATAGGTAAAGATTTTTCTTGTATAGTTCTATTTAAACTTCTAACACCACTACGAGATAAAAAGATTAAATCAGTACCAGTTGCTTGTACAGAGTCCCTAGCTATACACCCAATGCCGTTAATAACATCTGCTAATTGCATTGATGCAGGAGAAATAGCTCCTGAATACATAACAATATGATGTGTACAAAAGATAATTAAATAGTTATTATGTTGTGCTAAAGCAACAATAGAATCATTGCCCCCAACAACAGTACTAATATCTAGTACACCAGAACCTGAATCACTAAAGTTAGCAGGTTCGTTCATCTTACTAAAATAAATTGTAGAAGGATTACTATTTAAACCAGCTACCCACATTCTACCAAAAGCACTTAAACAACAATCAGGATCAAATGTTGTTACTCCTGTTGGTTTATTACCATAGTCTGTTCCAATTCGTTGGAAAATATATGGTCCTGTATAGCTTGGTCCTGATCTTCTATAAACTAAAGCTGTGTTATTTTTTTGAGTTGCTATAGCATAAGACCTAGCTGTCTCTCCAGTACCTTCTAATAAACTTTGAAACTGCCAACGATTTCCTGTAAAAGACGTAACGACTGGAGTTGTTTCATCAGTTAAATAAACTTGTACTTGAGTTTGAGTAGTTGTTCCTTTAAATAATTTACCATCACCACCTGATAAAAAAGTAACAGTACTATCAACATCTTTAAACTCAAAAATAGATTCTATATAAGCATCAGTACTTAAAGAAGTTGAAGTAGTTTGTAAGTTCCAACCTTTCCTAGCTCCAAGTCTACCAAACTTGTCAATAACACAGTTATTAGCTACTGTAGCATACCCACTTTCTAAGTTAACTCCTGAGTCTTGAGTGTTTAATCCAAGAAAACCTGGTGCAGAAATACTAGTAGTTTTTAAAACTCCTGCCATTACTCAGGATACCAAGTAACTTCATCAGGCATACGTCCTGCTTCAATAGCAATAAAATCAGCTAACATATTTTTATATCGCATCTCTTGGTCAATAAACCCACCATCATCTCCACGTTCACTAATTGCTCTAGAAACAACACCTTCAATAACAAGATGTGGATTTAATAATAAAACATCTGTAGGTGCAGACAAATCATCCTGTTGTTTTATAATATTAAACCTAATATTGTAAACACCATCAGGAATAGGGTAAAGGTCTACTTGTAAATCACCATTACTTGTACCATTCCAATTGTAAAACATTGGGGCATCTTTTTGAACTGTGTCAACCATTCTCATTTGTTGGTCAAACCAGTTACTAGGACGATAGTGCATTTGAATATCGTCTGTATCATTGTAAACATTTAATACTCTAGACGTAGTTCCAGAGTCAGTTAGCACATAGTTAAATAAATCATTAGCTGTAGTTACAGTAAGAGTTTCTCTTAAACAATCCCAGTTCCAAGCGTTCTCTACTTCTCGTTTAACTACATTAACTAAATCAGCTACAAGTTTAGAATAAGACGTTTCAGTAAGAGAAGAAACTTCGTTTTCTCTTAGTCTAACTAAAACTTTATTAACTATTTCTAAATAAGTCATTTTAATTCCTATTAATTATATTAACATTATAGCACATTTTTATTAATTTGTCAAGCGTTCTAGCTGTAATTGTTGAATTCTTCGTACTCTTTCTTCTCTAGACATAACCAACCATTGATCTAAGTCTTCATAAGTACGATAGCAACTAATACATCTAGGCTCTCCACCTGTTGTGTCTACTATACGGCAGACACCTGTACAAGGAGAATTATCCACCTTGTACTGTAATGTCTTCTTCAATTACAGACATTAACAATGTCATTGTTTGTGTAGAAGAAGCTGTTATTTTATCCCCTGCTTCCATTTTAATAAATGAATTATAGTCTTCACCTATCTGGAAAAATTGTTTAGCAGATATAGTATACCCAGATAGTACAGGTAATGTTGCAGTTTCAGAAGCATCATAAAAATTAACATCTACTGTCCCATTAGACCCTGATGTATTAGTAATATATAACAATACCCATTGAGTATTTTTTGTTGTAGGTACTTCATATACATCTTGAAGTGTTCCTGTTAATACTTTACCAAAAGACTTTTTAATCATGTTCTATACTTTTTTACTTTTTTAGCTACTTTTTTAGGTTGAGCTACAAACTGTTTGCCTTGTTTATTTCCTTTTGCTTTAGCAGCATTAGTAGCTTTTTTTTCAGAACTAGATAAAGCAGACCATGCTTTTTTAGGTAAGTAACGTTTTTTTCCTTCACTAGGTTTACCATCACTTGTAGTCCACTTTTGTTTAGTCCATTTACTTAATGACTTTTGTTTAGTTGTTTTACTTCCAGAATAACCACCACCTGCTTTTTTATATTCATTAGCAAGTAATTGTGCTTTACGAGCAGACCATTGTCCAGGATTTCCACCTTTAGAGCTTGCCATTATTTTATTTTTAAGTCTTTCTCTAAGACTAGCTTTAGTGTAAGCCACTACCACTTAACCTTATTTGCCCAATAGGCTGCACTCATTTTACCTTTAGCTATATTTTTAGCATGTCTAGCTTTAAATGATTTACGTTTAGCTTTCATTCTAGCCGACTCACCAGCTTTAGGTTTACCTGCTACACTAGCTCCTTGTTCACCAAAACGTATAGTTTTAATTTGATCTCCAGATTTAGCTACTACAATATGTGATTTTTTTGGATGACTAGGAGTACGTTTAGGTTTATTATAACCTGATACCCCTGCACGTTTAAGTCTAGAGTCTGGTTTATTAGGCATACTTTTTCTTTCCTTTAACTTTAGTCATTTTTTTACCAGTACGTTTAGCTTCTTTCTTAGCAGCTTCCATACCTTTTTTAGTATATGAATAATGCTTTGTTCCGACTTTTGGCATATTATCGTTTCCTTAAGTTAGTTTTAGCTGATACTTTACGTAAGTTCTTTTTACTATTGTTTTGTGGATTACCATCTTTATGGTCCACATGTCTAGGATCTCCTTTTTTTACTCCTGTCTTTTTACGAGCAGCATTACGTGATGCTCTATCTTTTACTCGACTAGGTTTCTTTTTCTTTTCCCAGTTAAGTTCACGTTTATAATCTCTTTTACCATTCTTTTGATATGGCATTATCTACCCTTTGCTAATTGTCCACCAAAATAAAACTCTATAATCATTGTTGCCCATTGAAAGATTTCTTCAAACTTATATAATCCATCAACAGTTTTCATAACAGTACCACCACCAAATTCAAACCAAAGAAAATTAAAAGGTTCAATATTAACTGGTATCGTAGTTTTAACACCTAGTATTCCCGCAATAGGGTATATAGCAACAAGTGATAGTATAACTAATATAAGTATTCTACGATTCCATGCTGCAAAGTTAGACTCGTTATTAGATTGTTTACGGGCTTTGTCTATTTCAACAGACTTAGCAGCTAAAGCCTTTAACATTAAAGCTTGTTGGTCATGAGCTTGTTGAGATTTAATTGCTAGAAGTTTAGCAAAAAAACCTAACGCTATTGGAATTATATGTTGTAATATAGTTAGCATTATAAATGTAATGTACTCATAACTACAGCTACTACAATAGCTCCAAAACCAGCCATGATTCCCCAGATTAATTTGTTAAGCATTGCTTCAATGCGATTTAATCTATGATGTATTGTGTCATATCTTTCTGCACAGAGTTTTTCGTGAGCAACTAATTCTTCATGGGGATTCATACTGTTTCTACCTAATTAACTTCTTCTTCTTTATTTTCCAAAGATACTTTTAATAGATTAACAAAGGCATCTTTACCAACCATAAGTTGGTCTAAATTAAACTTTGTTCCGTTTATTTTTTTATCTAAATCAGCAATATGGTTAACCATTGTTTGCTGTTCTTGTGTCATATCCTCATAATGGTATTCAACATCGTCTACCGTTATTGGAGTCTTAATGGTTTCTTGTTTATTTTTTGCCATTTTTAATTTCCTTTTAGTTAAGTTAAGCTGTGTATGTTTCTCCAGCAGCGATTGCTTCGTTTGATGGTTGCATATCTTCATCGCCCCACCATTCTTTTGCGACCATAATTTTAAGATGTTCTACGTTACGTGATACGCAGTCTTTCTTTTCTTCATCGGTCTCTTCTGTCATTGCGTTACCCGCGATCACATCATGAATTAAAGTCACAGAGTCACCCATTGCTTTATAGTGCTGTGCTTTTTCTTCTGTACTTGGTATATCTAATACTACATCGTCTGTCATGTTTATTCTCCTTTTAAGACAGTTTGTGATTCAATTAAATTTTTATCTATATTTTCAAATAATATATCTAAGATTTTATCCCTAGAAAAAGTAATAAAAATATCTTTTGCTATAGAAGTAGAAAGGTTACAGTTTCCAGTTGTTTCGGCAACTTTTCCTTCTTCTGTTATTTTTTCACATTTCCAATCAAAAGTGTCAATATTGTCACCATCACTTGGATAAGTTTGAAAAACTGACCATACATATATTGTATCCATCTTAATCCTTATATTGTGTCTATATTAATCATTAAAAACTAGGTCCATGAACTAGTTGTCTAACATTATATGAAGAATATAAATTTCCTGTTCCACTCACCGTTACTGTTATTGCTCCATTGACTCCAGTTGATATACTAATACTAGGAGCTGAGCTAGTTAAAGTTTTTGCAATATCTGAAACTAGATTATATGTAGAGGACCAATTACTGTAAGGATATCCAGATAAACCAGCAAAATGATATACTTGATAACGAGTACCATAAGCACCAGAACTATTTCTAGCCGCATAAATAGAGACTTCAAATATACCATAACTAGATGGTAATGTTATTGTATAACTACTACCCGCATTTTCATTATAATTTGCATCGGTAGATAAAAAAGAACCTGTTGCAGTGCTAAGATTTTTTGCTGAATCTATTGTAAAACCAAGTGCTGGAACTCTAAGTGTTGTAACATTTGCATCACCTAGTGTAATCTCGTTAGAGACTGTAGCAGAGGAAGGTTGTGCATTTTTACCTAAGCAAGTATTATTGTTTCCTGTGGTAATACTGCTTCCAGCGTCCCACCCAATAGCTGTGTTGTAGTTTCCTGTTGTGTTGCCAAAAAGAGCTCTGCGACCTAGACCAACGTTGTAAGAACCAGTGGTGTTTAATGCACCAGCTCCAGCACCAAGAAATGTTAATGAACTTCCTGTTGTGTTACTATTACCACAAGCATATCCAACACCAGCTTCACGAGGTCCTACAAATGTATTTTCAGTACCTGAGGTATTATTTTGCCCAGCAGCAAATCCTACAGCACAATTATCGAGAGCCGTATTATCAAACAACGCTTTCCAACCCACTGCTGTGTTGTTAGATGCGGTAGTGTTGGAGTAGAGAGAATCATTGCCTAATGCGGTGTTATAACCACCAGTAGTGTTTAATCGTAATGCACCTAACCCAACAGCAGTATTTCTAGTCCCAGTAGTATTAGAAAGAAGAGCTGAATGCCCTACAGCAGTAAAATATCCTCCAGATGTATTTGATAGTCCAGCCTGATATCCTATAGCTGTAGCTCCAGCCGAAACATTATTATACAAAGATTGGTAACCAACCGCTGTGTTATTAGTTGCAGTGGTGTTCAAAGCCAAAGCTCCTTGACCAACAGCAGTGTTATTACTACCTGATGTATTAGATGTTAATGCACTTTCGCCTAAACCAGTATTTCTGCTTCCTATTGTATTATCATCAAGTGCTGACTTTCCAAAAGCGGCATTTGACACACCAGTTGTATTATCATATAGTGCCTGATAACCGACAGCTGTATTGTTAGTTGCAGTGGTGTTGTTGCGTAAGGATTCAAAGCCTAATCCTACATTATTAGAACCAGTAGTATTAATAAATAATCCACCATATCCTAATGCCACATTATTTGAGCCTGTAGTATTGCTATATAATGAACCCCAGCCAACCGCAGTATTTTGAGGTCCAGTAGTTGTTCCTCCTAGTGACAAATAACCTACAGCAGTGTTGCTATTTGCAGTGGTGTTGGAGTAGAGAGATAAATAACCTAATGATGTGTTAT